CGGGTGGTCTGCCCGGCGCGGTAGCTGCCGGACAGCGGCGTGAGCGGTTCCTGGAACAGGTGGTAGGCGACCGGCCGGCGGTAGCGCGTCATCTCGACGCCCATGCGCACGACGTTGCCGTTCTGCAACCGCTCGGAGTAGTCCAGGTCCAGGGCCTCGGCGTCGATCATCTCGACCGCGAACCCGGTCGGCGAATCTGGCGTGCCTTCGTGGATCCGCAGCAGCACCTCGCCGTCCTGTGCGGCCAGGCGCACGTTGAGCCGGTCCATGCCGTTGCGGGTGTGCTGGCCGCAGATGGACCAGTGGCCGCGCTCGCACTGCTCGGCCCAGGCGTCTTCGATGCGCGGGGCCAGCTTGTCGTCGACTTCGCCACGCGGGCGAAGGGGCGCAGCCTGCACGGTGATGCCGCTGCGGCCGATGATGTTGGTGTCGACCAGGCGCAGGAAGTGCGCCATGTGGTCGTCGTTCTGGGCGCTGTTGCGGGAGCGTGCCCGGGCCGTGCGCAGGCCGTTGCGGATCTCGGCGTCGGCGGTCTGCGAGGTGGTGACCCAGCCCGCCAGCGCAGAATGCGGCGCCGAGGCGTTGAAGCCGCGGGCGGTGGCGGCCGGGTGCCGCAGCACCTTAGCGGCCACCGGCCCACCTCATCTGCAGCACGCCGGGGTTGTCGCCGTTGGCAATGGCCGCGGCGCGGTCTTCCGATGCGACCATCGCGGCATAGTGCTTGCGCAGGTTCATCAGGAACTCAGGCCGCATCTGCATGGACTGGTCGCCAGAGTTACTGCCGACGTTCGCCGCGGCGATCAGGTCCAGCTGATCGGTGGTCGCCCTGCCCTCGAGCAGTGCGTCGATCGCGTCGAGCATTTTGCGGGCGTGGCTGCGGCCGTCGTAGCTGGAGACGGCCGACAGATCAGGCAGGACGTTGATCGAGCCGGCGCCGACCTGGTGCCGATCGGTGCCGTCGCTGACGTGGGCCACCCAGTCGTAGCGGCCGGCGGTATAGGCGGCGGTGGTGGCCGGTGCGACGCTGACCAGGTGGTCGTCGCCGTCGGCCGTCGCTGCGATGCTGACCTTGCCGGCGGCGTTGAACAGCGTATAGCTCAGCGTCCAGGTGCTCGCCGGGTAATCCGAGAGCGTGCGCTGCCAGCGCCAGGTATCGCCAGCGCGGGCCGAAGCGGGCTCGGTCGTCGGAATGGTCGTCGACATGCTGCAACTGTTGCAGATGTCGCGTCCACATTTTGTACGAACGCGCTACAAATTAGCGGCGCCAGCGGTTCACCCAGTTGTAGGCCGTCGACCTCGCCACGCCGTGACGCCGCGCGACCTTGGCCGGGGTGTCGTTCGGCGCGATCTCGGGCGGCGGCTTGTACTCGTCCGGGATGTAGAGCCGTTCGCGCGCGGCCTTGCGGCAGATCGCGGCGCACACGGACTGGCCGGCGTCCTGGCCGATCTCTGCGCAGATGATCTCGACCAGCTCCGCGAACTTCATCGCCGCCAGCGGTTGACGTAGTTGCCACGCCTCGCCGCCCGCGGCTGCGCGGTGGGTTGGTCGGTGGTTGGTGGAGTTGTCCCGCGCCCGCCTGGCCGGCGGTGGCGGTGCGTTTCGGCCAGGCGGCGCACGGCCAGGTTGCCGACCAGGCAGTCCAGGGCCTCATTGCGCGGGCGCACCTGGACCCATTCGTGGTACGGGCGGCCGCCGCGGGCCTTAGCGACCAGCTTCTCGGCGGCCAGCTGGGCGAAGTATTCGTCATCGAAGGCCGGGTCGCGCGGGAAGTGCACGTAGCCCGGGCCGGCGCCGGCCAACTTCAGGCGCGCGTAGAGCAGGCTCTTGCCCTGGTCGACGCCGACGATCTCAGGGCGCATGCCGGTCTTGCGGCGGCGGCGCAGGTTCTGGCGACGCTTCTTCTCGTCCTCGACCAGGGGCCGGCCCATGCCGGGCACGCCCTTGGTCGGGATCATCCAGGCGCGGGTCTCGCAGAAGGCGTACACGGCGTCGGTGTTGTAGCCGGCGTCGATCCCGCCCAGGTCGACGCTGGCCTCTAGCAGGTCTTCGTCGAGCGCGTCGTACGGCGCGCGGGTGGCGGTATCCCCTGGCGTGATGATGTGGTCGACCAGCCAGGCCTCTTCGCCGTCGGTCCAGTCGACGATCGTTGTCTCGAGGCGGTCTTTCTGCACGTCGGTGAAGCTGGTGCGCAGGGTCACGCGCTGCTGCAGGTCGTCGGGGTAGTCCTCGAGGCGGCTGATCAGGGCGAGGTCTTCGATGCTGTCGCCCTGCTCTTCCCAGGTCTCGGCCAGCACGGTGTTGACGAACCGCTTCAGCGCGGCCGTGTCGCCGTGCGCGTCCTGCCACTTGGACCAGATCTCGCTCCAGCTCCAGCCCAGGCCGATCGGCGCATACAGCGCGTTGAGGTGGTAGCCGCGCACCTTGCGCTCGGGGTGGCGCGGGATCCAGCGGCCGGCGGCGAGCATGCCGGGCTTGTGGTGTTCCTCGATCAGGTCGCCGCAGTGCTGGCAGGAGTAGCGCACGGCGCCGGTCGCCTCGATGTGCACCAGTCCGTAGCTGCCGTCGTCGCGTTTCCAGCGCAGCACCTGGTACTCGCCGCAGCTCGGGCACGGGACGTGGAACTGGCGCTGGTCGCTGCGCTCGTATTCCTGCTCGATGCGCGACAGGCCCTTGATCGTCGGGGTGCTGACGAGCATCACCTTGCGCCGCGGGAAGCTCTTGGTGCGCTCGTCGATCAGGCCGCCGGGGTCGCCCTCCTGCCCCACTTCCCAGGGGAAGCGGTCGACCTCGTCCTGCAGGCAGTAGCGGATCGGCATGGACGCCAGGCTGGCCGCGCTGTTGGCCCCGCCCAGCACGCAGATGCCGCCGGGGAACTCGAACATCTCTTCGCTGTTGGTGGCGTCGCGGCTGCGCAGCTTGCCGAGCACGTCGCGCACGGCCGGGGTCTCGCGGCGCAGCGGGTCGAGCCGCTGGCGCACCCAGCGCTTGCGCACCTCGAGGGTCGGCACCACGACCAGCATCGGCGCCGGGGCGTGGTGCACCGTGTAGCCGATCCAGTTCAGGCCGACCTCGGTCTTGCCCACCTGGGTGGCGAACATGAGCACGATGCGCTGCGTCGGCGAGGTGGCCGAGAGCTCGTCCATGATCTCGCGCAGGTAAGGCGTGCGGGCGGTGCGCCAGCGGCCCTGCTCGCTCGAGCTCTTGCTGGTCAGGATCCGGTGCCGATCGGCCCAGGTCGAGACGGTGACGCGCTCGCGCGGACGCAGTGCCCGGGCGAGCCGCTGGTACAGGGCGCCGCGGGCGTTGGGGATCGGCGTGCTGGACTTGCGGGGCGGGACGTGGCGGGCGGTCTGCTCGGTCATGTCGCGCTCCGATGCTGCTGCAGGTGTTCCAGCCGGCGGGCCATGTGCGCGCTGATCTCGGTCAGCAGGTCGTGGGCCGCGTCCTCGAGGTCCTTGTGGATTGCGTTCGCGTCGCCGCGGTGACCGGCCAGCGGCCCGGACAGCCGATCGGCCAGGGATTCGAGCAGGCTGCGCAGCACCTGGCCGAAGTCGTCCAGCACGAACTCGACCTCGGCGCGCTCGACCAGGGCGCCGGCCATCTGGTCCAGCTCGAGCGCGGCCTTCTCGGCCTTGGCCTTCTGCAGCCGGTAGGTTTCCAGCTTCAGCCCTGCGCTGATCTCGGCGACGGACGAGTCGGTGGTCAGCTCGCCGCTGTTGCCGGGCGGTGCAGCACCGTTGCCCCCTGGTGCAACGCCTGCGCCCTTCTGTTCGTCGATCTGCGCCTTGCGTGCCTGGTGGTGCGGCATCGGGCTTTCGGTGGCTTCACGCTCGCGCAGTGCCCGGGCGACGTCGATGCGCCCGTCGGCGCCCAGGCTGATGCGGCCATTGCGGATCCAGCGCGTCACGGTGGAACGGTTCACGCGGGCGATGCGGGCAAATTCGGCCTGGGTGACGCGCTGGGTCATGCCGCTTTCCCCCCGAACAAGTGCAAGCTACGCCAGCAAGGCGGCAAGCTACGGTAAGTGCTACGCCATAGAATCCCGTAAACCTCTGTTTTATTTAATTTGCTACGGTTGCTACGGTTGCTACGCCACAAGCGCGCGCGAGAGGTGCGCGTTATTTGGCGGCTTTGGGCGCAAAACGAACGCGCGTGTACGCGACCCCTTTTAGGCGTAGCTGGCGTAGCACGCCGCAAAAACAAAGCGTTACGCCGTAGCATCCCGGTAGCACGTGGCGTAGCTGGCGTAGCATTCACCACTCGGCCCCCATTGCTTTCTCGAAATGGAAAAAACAGCGGGTCAACCAAAGGCCCTTTGTCTCATCGGGCGACTGCAGCACCTGGGCGCGTTCATCACCTGTCGAATGCTGGTAGGACTGTTCGATC